CTAGGACCTGCTGGATGCGGCTTTGATGGCGCTGGCACCGATGATGGCACCGAGGAACAGGGTGACGGCGTTGACGCTGGTGGCGATCTGCCCGGCGAGGTCGCCCCAACCCCAGATGGGGCCAAGGGCGGCGACGAGCACGCTCAATGCGGGCAGGACGACCAATGCCAGCCATTTGAGGATGTCGTACACGCGGGATGGGATGAGCCAGTCGGGCACGTTGTCGCCGTTCAGGTCGGAGGCCTTGTGGTCGGCGACGCCGGGCGTGTCCACCGGCTGCAGGTCGGCCTCCGTGTCCATGGTCGTTGTTTCGGGTGCTGCTGCCATGCTACTTCACCTCCTTGGTGTTGGCGAGTGTGATGCTGACGTCGGCCAGCGCCTTGTCGACGCTCGCCTTGACGGCGGCCACGATCTGGTCGGCCGGAGCTCCCACGTTCCTGGCGAGCGTCTCCAAGGCTGCGGTCTGAGCCTTCTCGTAGGCGAGGGTGCGCGCCTGCACGCGGTTCGTGACCTGCTGGGCGCGGACCCACCACGGGGCCTTGTTGTTCGCGTGGATGGTCTTGACCCCAGCCTGCGAGAGGACGTCCGCCTCCGCCGGCTCCCCAAGCGGGGTGAGACCGGTCTCGGGCGTCCAATAGTAGATGAGGCCTGTATCGTCGTTTCGTATCATCGCTGCTGCCATGTCATTGTCTCCTTCATTGGTGTCTGCGGTAGAGCTGTCTAGGGTGGTGTTGTTGGCCATGGCCACGTACCATTGGCGGGCGCGGCTCATGTACGCCGAGTTCTGCGAGCCCGCGATCGACGCGGGGCATTCGGTCGGGCTGAAATAGGAGTGCGGGAAAACGTTGACCATCCATGTGGGCGCGCCCAGACCGTACGCATGGCACAGGGCGGCGACCAGATGCGCGCCGTTGTCCAGTGTCGCGTCGCTGATGCGCCATGGGTTGTCGGAGATGTCCGCGTGCTCGATGCCGATGCTCGTGCAGTTGGCCTCGTAGTCGCCGGCATGCCAGGCGGTGTCCGTGTCCCAGACGAGCTGGCCGATCCGCCCGTCCGCCTGCACCTGATAGTGGGCGGACGCCTCGCGTGACTGCCATACGTCGTAGCAGCCGCGGATGGTCAGGTTGGCCGCGTTGTGGTGCAGGACGATCTTGTCTATCCGGCGTCCCGCACGGCCGGGCGTGTAATGCGTGTTGAGGATCAGGTCCTCGTCCGCCGTCAGGGTCTTCCAGTCTTTCACATCAGGGTTCCTTTCAGGTATGGGTGAGCCCCGCAGGATGGTCGTCCGTGCGGGGCTCGGATAGTCGGCTATTTCGTTTTCACGAGCGTGGGCGTCAAATCCACGTCCACGGTCTGCTTGTTGGCGACGAACACGTTCACATCGTAGGCTCCGGCCTCCAACTTGCCGGTCTTGGGTGCGCCGTCAGACGGGCCGCTGATGATCGAGTCATCGCCGCCGGTAATTCTCATGCGGACGCCGTATGTCCAGCCCTTGCCGTTCGTGCAGGCGAGCGTGTACGTGCCCGCCTCCAAGGTGACGTCGGCTTCTATTTGCGTCCATGCGGTGCTGGTGCCTTTCACGTGGATGCTGCCGGGCAGTGCGCCTTGGCTGAACGTGATGCCGTTCACGGTGGTGGGCAGTTGATTGTCCATGATGGGGAACAGTCCTGCCGGGGCCACGCGTACGGGCACGCTTTTGGTTACGGTGCCTGCGGTGATGTCGAGGCTGGTGGTGCCGGTCTTGAGGCCGGTGACTGATAATGCTCCCATATGAGGGGCCTCCTTTGTGGATTGTGGAAGCCCCTCGAGCGGGGGCTTCCGGTTTATGCGTATGGCTTGTACGCGTGTGCTTCGCTACCGGTTTCCAACATCGGATACACCGTCGCGTCAACAGGCCCACCGTTTTTCGCTCCGACCTTGCACTGGTACGTACTGTTTTCCGGTACCGTGAACGTGGAAGTCAGATTGGTGATAGAGGTGTCAATCACAATGTATTCGGTTTTGTCGCCTGTGGTGACGGATACGAATATGATGATTCCGGCGGGTAGGTTCGCGGTGGACAGCGTGTATTGTCCCGCTGGCAACGGTGTCTCACCTATACTGCCACGATCGGTACGCCCGGTTGACGAGGTGCTGGTGCCTTTCACGTGGATGCCGCCGTCAGCGGCAACCGTAAACGTCACACCATCCTGTGTACCGTTGGGTATCCTCAACCACATGTTCTTGATCGGTGGCAGCACGTGCACCGGAATGGTCTTCGACACGGTTCCGGCTTGGATGGTCAGACTGGTGTCACCTGCGGTCAGGCCGGTGACGCTGACCCCCCCCCTAAACGCTTCTGTTGTTGTTGGCATGATATTGCTCCTTACTGTTGTTTGACTGATGCGATACTCGAATCTTTGACCGTGGCCGTAAACTCCTGCGGCGCATAATCCGGTTGGACGCCCACCTGTATGCTCCGGGTTTCGCCCGCCCTGAGCGTGAGACTGTCGGGCGTGACCGTCACACCGGTGGGAACCGGCTGGCCGGACGAGGCTATCTTCGTGTCACGGATGCTGGCGGTGAACTCCTGCGACACGTAGTCGGGCAGGACATTGACCGTAATATTCTGTGCTTCGCCCACACGCAGGGTAAGGGACTCCACGCCGGTGCGGATGCCGGTGGGCACGGGCTCGCCCACACGCGCCACACCCGTATCCTTGACCGTAGCCGTATATTCCTGTGAGGCTCCGGCAGGCAGGATGTTCGCGCGCACGTTCACCGCCTCGCCGACACGCAACGTGACAGCGGTGACCGGTTTGCCGGCCTCGTCCAGCAGGGTCACGGATTCGGGCGCGTACGCGGCGGACACGCTCAACGCGGCCGACGTGAAACCGCCCATCGTCGCGGTGACCAGCGCGGTGCCGCCATGCCTCCACGTGACCGTGTTCCCGGATATGGTGGCGACCGACGTGTCAAGGCTCGTGAACCGGACGCCACTGGTCGTGACCTCGCCCGTATGCCCGTCCGCGTACGTGGCGCGCGCAGCCAACCGAATCGAACCGTTGACCGGCAGGCTCGTGGGCGCGGGCGTGCCGTCCTCGTTGAGGATCTCCACGCCGGTCACCGTGTCGGCGGGCGTGCCCCACAGTTTCCGCCCGTCCAGCAAAGCGTTCCACGTGACCCCGTTCCTGAGGGGTTTGGCCAGTTTGCGGCCGTTGAGGAGGATGCTCATACGGCATCACTCCCCGACAGCGGGCTTGGACTGTCCGCCCGTCTCACCCGACTGCACGGCATCCTTATCGGACTCCGTGGCGTCCTTGCCGGTTTCCGTGGACTCGGCCTTGTTGGCGTCCGCCGCCTTGTCCTGCACCTGCTGCACCGCAGCGTCGATGGCCCTGAACGCCTCACTGGTCTTCGCCGTGATCGACGCGCGCGCATTGGCCGCATCCACGGTCACGGTCCTCGCCGCATTGGCCGCATCCGACACGACCGACGCGTCCGACACCGCCCGCGAATGCAACGCGGACGTCATGGTGGCGCTCGTCAACGCCTGCGCCTGCAACTGCTCCAGGGAGGCGACCAACGCGGTGGCCTTCGACCGGGTCGTGTTCTCGGGATACCAGACCAGATAATCCGGGTACTTCGCGCTCAACGCCTCCGCCTCCTCGAGCGACGAGGCTGGCGGAAGCATCTTCACCGGCTGCACGCTGCCCATCACGGCAGGCAACAAGGTGGACGGGTCCACATCCACCAAGTCCGCGTACTCAACCGTGGACGTGGAATCCGGCACCTCCACATAACGGTCGTATGCCGTGGCGGTTCCGGGCAGTTCGATCACATGCCAGACGAATCGTCCGTTCGTGGGCTGCAGGTCGACGGTGGCGGTGCCGTCGTCCGCGAGGGTGACCTCGAAGGGCTCTCGGGTGATGACGTTCTTCACGGAGTCGATGTGTCGGCGCGGGATGAACCTGATCTGCCCTGTGACCGGCGTCAGCCCCTCGTCCGTGGTCTTCTTCATGCTGATGTGGATTCTTGTCATTGCTGTTCCTTTCCAATGTCGGGTGCCACGTGGGCTTCCTTGACGTCTTCGTATAAGGCTGAGATGATGCCGTTCTCGCCCAACGCCTCGTAGGCGTTGAACATGTCGCTCCACAATCGTTTCTGCTCGACCGGCATGTATCCCCGGCCAGCGACCCACTTGTGGTGCAGGTTCACGAGATAGGCGCGCAGGATCATCTGCATGCCCCGTTTCAGCGCGGCGGTCTCCAACTCGTTACGCTGTTGACGTTCCGCCGCATCCTGTCTCATGTGCTTCAGTTGTCGCCACAACACGGTTGCGATCACGCCCAACAGGCCGGTGATCGTCCATTCCGCGATGGCGAGTATCAGATCATCCACTGGTTTCATACGCTCCTTTGCCACGAGATTTTCCACGAGCAGTCATGTGAACTCCACGCCATCCGGTATCGGCATGCTGAACCGTTGGCAGATGACACGATCACTGCTGCCGAGCCCACCCAGAAGTGTGATGCTCCCATCCGTGTTCCAATCGGCCTGCTTGCCCCAGTTGCCGCTGACGACGGCGCCGACACAGCCCAGGCTTATCTTCCTGCTGGGTTTCGGTCCGCTCGAATACAGCCAGACCGGGAACCCCGCCGAAAGGTTGACCGTGGACTGGAAGCCGCTCAGATTGACATGCAGCAGTCGCGCGCCCCGGTTGACGATGATCTCGTTCGCGCCCCCATAGGCGTCGCCCTTGAAACTGTTCGTGTCCTGGAACCTGAACTTTGCGTGTTGCATGGACGCTCCCGCGCCGGGTCGTGCGAGGACGCCGGTGACGAACGACTGCGTTCCGTATGTCTCGACGATGACGCGGTCGCCGGGGCCGCATCCGAGACAGTCCACGGTGATGGGGATGGCGTGGAGCGTGCCGCCGCCCACGGTCAGGTCTGCCGTATACCCGCCGGAGGTGAGGTCGATGCTGACGACGGTAGCCCGTCGCAGCGAAAAGGAGGGGCCTGTGGGGGAGATGTTGCGGATGAGGTCGAGACCGAGACGCCGGCCCATGCTCCTCGCGTCTTCAAGCGCGTCAGAGGTCATCGTGCGAAGCTCCTTGCCTCGGTCTCGACCGGCAGACCGGCGGTGAGATCGATCTTCTGCGTGCGGACGGCGAGGTCCCCGCGGATGCCGCCGGCCGGATAATCCAAGGTGACCACGTCCCCGATGGTGACGGGGGCGTAGATGTGGGTGAACGTGACGCGTCGTATCACGGACTGCGCGGTGGCTAGCAGCTCCGCCGCCTTCGCGTCGGCCATGGCCTGCGCGTCCGTCTCGCTCATGCCGTCGGGGATGTCGCTGTACGTGTACGTTTTCGAGATGGTGCGGCCGCGCGTGACGGTGCTGAATTCGGATGCGGGGTCGTCGTCCACGGCCATACCGCGGATGTCGCGCTCCTGGTCCGAGTAGATGACGATGACCTGGTTGGCGGTGTCGAACCAGTCCCGTTCGTCGGTCATGCTGCGTACGAACCGGGCGTCCGGCCCCTCCGTGAACGTCCAGGAGGGGGCGCGGTCCTTGGGTTGAGTGTACGGGGTGAGCAGTACGCGGCCCATGGGGTCGGTGCGTGCGGAATTCCAGCCCATCAGGTCCAGAAGCTCGTTGATGGCGTTGAGCTTGTTCTTCTGCGCGCTGTCGTCCATGCCGAACGTCCACGTGGTGCCCATCCGATAATCCGTTGCAGGGTGGGCGGCGGTCTCCAAGCCGGCCTCGCGGATCGTCTCGTCGATGAACGTCAGCGGGTTCTCTCCGGGTTGCAGGCTCACGGGATAGGCGAACTGGTCGTCGGACAGCTCCCTCAATCGTCCGTACAGGTTGAGGGGTCGGGAGTCCGCATCCCCTCCGGTGACCTCGCGTTTGGGCCCGTCCGGCAGGAACGTTCCCAAGGCGATCGATTCACGGGTCCCGTCCTCATAGTCGAGGTCGGCCCACACGCGAAGCAGGTCGGTGGGCGAGTCGGACGGCCCCTCGAAGTCGAGCGTGGCGCTTTCGGTCACGTCGGTGTCCTGGTTGCGGGTGATGGAGCCGCCCCGGAGCACGCCGTCCACACGGCCGGTCTCCGCCCCGCTCGCACGGTCCACGCGCATGATGCGCACCGATGTGACGAATCCCATGAGATGATGCGTCATGTCCATCAGCGTTCCGGCTCCTTCCACACGATCTCGTCAAGACTGGCGGAGAAGTCCACGGTGAGACCGTCCGCGGCGATTTTCTGCGACATGGAGACGCGCACGCGCATGCGCGACCCGTCCATGTTGCGGAACCACCCGTATGCGTAGGCGCGTGACAGGCGGCGTATGCGCCGGTACAGGCTCCCGTCGCCCCAGTCGTACCTGGACGACACGGCCACCGTGTTGTCAAGGTCGCGCATCTGATAGCTGACCGGAAGCCCGTCCATGTCGCCGCTGGCGAAATGGTATTCCTCGGTGGCCAGCTCGGGTTTCTCGGAGACCGTGAACGCGCCGCCTACAGGCAACGCCTCCTTAGCGTCCGCACCGAAATTCAGGCAGCACATGTCGGTGTCGATCAGGACGGTGGACCGGGTGACGCTGTTCGCGCCCGAGGATGCGATGGCGACCGCCTCGAGCGTGTACGCGTACCGGAGTGGCGGCAATGGGTCGATGACCTGATGGCCGTCCGCCAGCCCGTCGCTCAGTGTGACCGTATCGTCGTCGATGACGCGCCGCACCATCACGCGGACGGTGGATGGACGGTCGTCTCCGGCCGTATCCCCGTACCGTACCGTGTGTGTGGCGTACAGCGTGTCAGGGTCCACCGTGGTCTCGATCCGCGGAGGCGCGGGCGGCGTGTACTCGGCCGTGACGAGCTTCGACGTCGTCGCGGTGAGGGTGCTGCCTCCTCTCACCGTCACGCTCACGGTGAATTCGCTGCCGTTGGCGGGAAGGAAGTCCGTGCCGTTGACGGTCAGAGAGGTCACGCCCGGCGCCGGAGTCGCCTCATAGGCCGTGACGCCGGCACGGGAGATGGTGACACGCTGCTGGCTGACGCCCGTCGCGTCCGAGACGCTCCACGCGACCTGGAAGGGAAGCTCGGTGATGACGACGCCCGGTCTGGTGATGACCACGTTGGGGGGATTGGCGAGCGTGAACGATATGTAGTCGGACCATGCGCCCCAGTCGGCGTGCAGGCCCTTGGTGCGGACGCGCACCTTCCAGGTTCCGGTGAACGAGCCCACGTCGATGGGCATGTCCGTTCTCGCGCCCTGCACGGTCAGTGTCGGGTAGGTCTGCGTGCCGACCGTGTACTCGATTTGAGCGGCCGACTGGGCGGACCCATCCGGATGGTTCGGCTTCCACGAGACCGTCAAACCGTCCGCGATATCATACGTTGCGCCCTGCGTGGGGTTGATGATCGTGGGCGCGGACGGCGGCGTGATCGTCGTGACCGAATTCGAAGCCGTCCACCCGGAGTACAGGATGGTCCTGCCCGTATCATCCCCGTACACGGGCCGCGTGTAGCGAGCCCGATAATACACGGTGCCGGCCGGGGCGGCGGTATCCTCCCATGAGACCTTCCCGTTCGACGGTATCCGGACCTCGCCCACATCCTCCCACGTCTGCGAGTCGAGACTGCGCTGCACCTGCAGTCGGTACGCGAACGTCTTCGACGCGTCCACGCTGACCGTGACCGTGCTGGCCCCGGATTTGACCGCAGACACGGTGGCCGGCGCGGTGGGCGTCGTATACAGGTAGGTGAGGTCCACATGACTGGAATCACCGGCCTGGTTGCGCGCGTACACCGAGTAGCCGATCCGACTGTTAGGCTTCTGTCCGGTGGCCCGATAGTTGGTCGCACTCCAGCCGAGCGTCGCGACATTGCCCCAGATCACGCCCGTGGTCGCACCATCCGTGTAGATGATGCGGTCGATGATCACCTGCTTCCACGGCTGCGGATACCCGCCGTCGTAGTCGCCCGTCCACGTGAGGTTCGTGGCCGAATCATCCACACGACTCCAGTTCACGTTCCTCGGGGGACGCGGGGCACGGTAGCGGATGCCGCCCACCGGCACCCCGCAGGAGGCGTTCGACGTGCCGGCATGGGTGCCGTTGAAGTATATGCTCGCTGAGCAGGTGATGTTGCGGGAGCCTTCGGTCTTGGCGACCCGCAGGTCGCCGGTCAGCACCGTCACCTCGCCGTTCGTGCCCGTGTTCTTCGTACCGGAGTTGTCCGTATGGTTGACCTGCTGGCCGTTGACCCACACGGTCGCCGCGACCCAACCGTAGTAATACCAGCCGTTGAACGCCTGCCAGCGGGCCTCCACATGAATCACGTCTGACGTGTCATCGTACGAGGTGACCCAAGCGGCCACATGACACCGCCAGTTGCCGATACCATTGCCGTAACCGTCAGCCATGCGAACCTCCTAAAGCGAAAGACGAGAGAAGACGACAGTGGGCCGGAATGGTTTCCGGCCCCCATGTCATGCGCGCGACCGCACCGTCACGCCGGCCGCGTCCACAAGCTCCTCGATGAGAGAGGAAATGCGGGCGTCGGACTGGACGCGACGGGCATCGATGCTGATGTTGTATGTGATCGTCCTCGAAGCGGGCACCGGCTGCCATACACCGGAGCGCATGCCGGCGAGGTCAAGGGCGGTCATGGTCCTGAGCGCGTCCGCCGTCCACGCAGCGAACGCGGACGGGACGACGCTGGTCTTGAACGATACGCCGTCGATACGGTCGCTCATGGCCGTCATCACCTTGTCGATGGCGGACATGGCCTCCGGCATGCCACGGCTGACGCCCTGTGCGAGACCGGACACCAGCGCGCGACCGGAGTACGGCGTCCATCCGCGTCCGCTGAACGGGCCCTCCTCCGCCGGCGAGTGCGGCAGGAACGAGCTGATCTTGTCCATGACGCCGCTGATGGCGTCGCCGGCGGCGCCGATCATGCCGGTGATGCCGTCGATGAGACCCTGGACGATGCTGCGGCCCGCGTTGGCGAGCCATGAGCCGGCGCCGGAGAAGAATCCGGTGATCTTGTCCTTGATGCCGCTGATGGTGCCGAGGACACCGTCAACCCCGTTCTGGGCGGCGGTCTTGATGCCGTTCCAGATGCTGGAGAACGCGGTCTTGATGCCGTTCCACGCCGCATCCCAGAGGGATTTGATGATGTTCAACCCTCCGCGGATGGCGGCCTTGATGGCCTCCCATATGCCTGTGAACACGCTTTTGATGGTCTGCCAGATGCCGGAGAACACCTGTTTGATGCCGTCCCATGCCTGCTGCCAGTTGCCGGAGAACACGCCGGTGAGGAACGTGATCACGCCTGTCAACACGGTCAGGACGCCTTGGATGGCGCCGATGATCGCGGTGATGACCGGGGTGAGGACGCTGATGATGGTGGTGACGACCTGCGTGATGACCGGGATCAGCGCGGTGATGAGCTGCACGATCGCGGTGATGACGGGGACGAGCATGCCGATCAGCGTGGTCACGATCTGGATGATCACGGGCAGGAACGCGGCGATCATGGTGACGATCTGCGAGATGACCGGCATGAGCATGGACGCGATCATGGTGACGATCTGCATGATGGGCAGCAGGAGCATGACCAACGCGCCCACGATAACCGGGATGATCGGTGCGAGAGCATCCACGAGCGTGGTGACGAGCGGGCCGATGGATTCGACGAGCTGGCCGAACACCGGGGCGAGCTGGTTGAAAGCGTCCATGATCTGCGAGATCGAATCCTGCACGACGGGCATGATCTGCGTGAACGCGTCACCCAACGCCGTGCCGAGCTGGCCGAACGCGTCCATGAGCGCGGGCAGGTTCGCCTTGATCGGTTCCAACGCCTTCATGAACCATTCGCCGAGGCTCTGGAGGACGGGCGCGGCAGCGTCCAGCATGCCGGTGAACGCCTGTCCGAGCGAGTCCACAAGGCCTTGAAGGACGGGCAACGCCTGCTGCCATGCGGCTTGCACGGACTCCCACAACGGCTGCAGGAAGTCCATGAACGACTGCCATGCGGCCTTGCCGGTCTCGGTCTGCGTGAAGAAGTACACGAGGCCCGCGGCAAGGGCGGCCACGCCGGCCGCGACCAAACCCCATACGCCGACAGTGCCTGACAGGGCCCCGCCGAGTGCGGTGGCCGCGCCCTTCAACGATGACAGCATGCCGGACATGCTCCGCGCGGCATTTTGCGCATTGGCCACCAAAGTCAGGTTGCGCGCATATTCGCCAAGACGGGCGACAGTGCCGCCGAGTTCCGGACCGATGATGATCGCGGCGCTCAGACCGTCCGCAGACGCCTTGACGAGGTCCATGGCGCCGGCGAGCGCGCCGAGCCCGCTGGACAGGGCCGTGTACGCCTTGATCGCTGCGAATCCTCCCGCGACGGCGAGGAGCGCCGTGTTGATCGCGGCTGAATTGTCCACGTACCACTGCAGGGCGCTTTTGAGTTGGGCGAGCAGGTTCACCGCGGTGGGGATCGCGTTGGACAGGCCGTCGCCCAGCGCTTTGCCCACGTCTTCCAACGCGGGTTTCGCCTGGGCGGTGAAATCGTCGATGATGGGGATGGCCTGGTTGGCCATGCTGGTCAGCCCGTTGATGACGGGTGTGGCGATGGTCTCGCCCAGACGGGACAAGGCCGCCCTGATGTTGCCCATCGCTCCGTCGAAGCTTTCGCCTGCGGATTGGGCGGCTCCGCCGAGGTGTTCGCGCATCGCGGCCTCGAAGTCCGCGAAGCTGACCTTGCCGTCGGAGACCATGTCCTGCGCTTCGGCGGCTGTGATGCCGAAATGGTCGGCCAGGTATTGGAGGACGGGGATGCCGGACTGCATGAGCTGCAGCATCTCGTCGCCCTGCAGCTTGCCCTTGGCGGCGACCTGCTGGAAGATCAGGCCCATGTCAGTGAAGCTGCGGCCGGACACCTGCGCCACGTCGCCCACGGTGGACAGGACGCCGGCGAGCTCGTCGCCCTGCCTGATGCCGGAGGCGACCAGGCTTGCGGCGACGCTGGCCGCGTCGCCCAAACCATAGGCGGTGCCCTTGACGCTTGCGAGCGCGTCGGACATGATGCCGTCAACGCTTTTCGTGTCATGGCCGAGCGCCTTGAGCTTGGTCTGGGCGCGTTCGATGTTCAGCGCACGGTCGAAGCCGCCCTTCGCGGCCAGTCCGACGATCGCGCCGGTGACGGCGCCTACCGCTGTCACGCCGATATTGCCGACCGTCTTGAACGCGCCGCCGACACGGCTCAGGATCGTGGAGCCGGCGGTCTTCACGCCGCTTGTCGTGGCGTCGCCGATGCTTCCCTCGATGGCCTTGCCCAAGCCCTTGGTGGAGGGGCTGATGATGATGTAGCCGGTGCCGAGCTCCTTCGCCATGGGTCAGGCTCCTCTCTGGTCGGACGTGATGCCGAGACGTGCGTTGAGCCTGTCGCGCAGGGCCTCGTCGTGGACGGCCGCCGTATGGGCGCCCGGCGCGGATGGCATGGTGAGCGGATCGGGCTTCTCCCAAGCCGGACGTCTGCGCATCCTCGTGGTCTGGCTGGCTGCATGGATGTACTTGTCGGCCGGGTCGGGGATGAACGACCATCCGGCCAACGCGGCGAAGCTGCGGCTGGAACGGTCCATGAGAATCTCCCGGAACATGGGCCACGCCGCGTAGGCGGGCAGCAGTTCCGGGTCCCACGGGCCGCCCCAGACGAGGCACCAGTCGCATTGGATCGCCGGGCGCCTCGTCCACCACAGGTGAAGGAGGATCAGGATTTTGGGTCGGTGGAGGACGCCTTGGCCCACGCGTCGATGATGCGTCCGACATCCTTGATCTTGTCGCCGCTCTTGCGGTCGAGCTCGCGTTCCAGACGCGGGTATTCGCGCGTCAGATAGGCGAGGAGCACGGACAGGAGCCCGATCTTCTCGTCCTCGTCGAGGTTGTCCCATCCGCGGCTGATCGCGGTCATGCCTACGGTGAGCACCGCGAGCGGCACATGGCGTGAGTCGTCGAGGCGGGGCAGGTCCAGCTTCACGTCGCCGTACTGGATGTGCACCGGCTTCGAATCGGACTGGTCGGTGACGAGTTCGGGGGTGATCTGCGTGTATTCGGCGGTCATGTCGTCTCCTCTCACGCGGTCTTGGCGAAGCCGTACGCCTTCATGAAGTACGGGTGGGCCGCGGAGTCCTTGTAGGTGCGCAGCGTCATGCCGAAGTTCTGCAGGTTGCTCACGTTCCACGTGATGTCGTCGCGTTCGCCGACCTTCGCCTTGGGGAAGTGCAGGAGGATGAGGTCGTCGTTCTGGCTCAGGCCCGCGACCACGTACTGGGCGAACGTGTTGCAGTCCGCGGCGCTGACGGTCAGGCCTCCCTCGGCGTCGAGCGTGGCGTCGAAGTAGGTCTCCACGATCTCCTTCTTCGATTCGAGGCCGGCGAACTGCACCGTCCAGTAGCCGCCCGAATTCCAGGAGACGACCGTGTTGCCGTTGTGCGCGGTGAAGTCGTTCGAGTCCCCGGCCTCGGGATGGATGGTGATGCCGTCCTCGCTGAAGTAGCCCAAAGGCTCCTTGCCTTCCGCGGGCCTCCAGTTGGGGCCGAACGTCAGGTTCTCGGCGAGCGGGTATTTGAAGATCGCCGCCTCCTTGATGAGACGGACGAGGTCGCTGTTGTTGCCGTTGTACACGAACTCGAGTCCGGTGGCTCCGGCGGCGAGCAGGCTGGTTTCCAGATTGTTTGCCATGATGATGTCCTTTCAGTGGGAAACGTTCATCGTGTGGCGACGGTCAGCAGGACCTCGCCATACGCATAGTCGATGCCGAGCTGTCCGTCATGCCGGCGGATCGGCCCGGATTGGATGGCCGCGTCCACGAGCGGCCTGGTCTTTCTGTGGGACAGCAGCGCACGCACCCCATCGGAGAACATGCCTGCGGCCGCGACCCAATCGCACGAGCCGTCCGGCTGGGTCGCGTAGCAGGACAGGCTGACGGTCATATGCTGGGTGATGGGTGTGGGGCAGGTGCCGGGGGAAAGGATGATCAGGCATTTCGGACCATCGCCGGAGGGCATGTCCCAGCCGACATCGACGCCGGGCAATGCGGCGGAGAGCAGCCGGAACAGCATGTCCGAGGGGTCCGCGCCCGGAAAGGAGGGCGTCATATCCGCACCTTCCCGAGCATGTCCTTCATCAGGCCGCGATGCTTGCGTTCGACCTGCATGGGGATGGTGGCGACCACGTTGCCGCGTTCGCCGTCCTCGTTGCGGTACACCTTGATGGACGGGTGCACCTGCGCCATGCCCTCGACCTGCTCCTGCACGTCGTCGAGCAGCTGCCTGTTGTGCAGGAGCTGTCTGGACACGTTCTTGCGGTTGAGCACGACCTTCACGTTGCGGCTCATGCGTCCTCCTCTCGTTCGATCCGGTATTGCACGCCGATGACGGTGCCGTCGCGCGCCCACAGTTCCGGCTCCCGCGTCACGGCGAACGTCATGCCGCGCAGGACGGCCTGATCGCCCGCGTGCACGTCGAACGGCGGACGGCCGCGCGCGTACAGGTCGAAGGCGGCCGGCGTCACCGCGCGGGCCACGTCGGTGGAGCGTTGCGCATGGTCCGGGGCGGCGAGCACGTGCAGGATGCCGAGCGGGACGGGTTCGCCGGCGACGCGCCTGCCTTGGACCGTCGAGACCGCGGCTCGACGGAATTCGACCGTCTCCAGTGGTTCGCCCGTCATGCGTTCATGCTCCCGTCCGTCATGTCGATGCTGAACATGCGCTGCCCTCCCAGGCCGAGGGCGCGCAGGAAACCGTCGTTCCACCGCAGGTAGCCGTCCGGGCTCGCCCAACTGTAGGAGTTGGAGAACGGGCCCGTGGTCTCGGTCGTCTGCGTGACTCCGGTGGGCCCGCCGGCGACCTGCTGTTCCATGGCGGTGCGCGTCATCTGGCAGGCCACGAGCTGCAGGCCCCGCCGGTGAGCCGTCCACCATGCGGGGTCCTGTGTCTCCGGATAGCGGGCCACGTGGTTGCGGATGATCTCGCTCGCGTCCTTGAGCAGCTCGTCCGCCTGCACACGTTCCGCGTCGGTGAGCCGGTGCCAGCGGGCCTCCAGTTCCACGTGGGTGGCGAACGGCACCGGCTCCGGATTGGTCTCGTCGTCGGCCATATGCCGTCTCCTCCCGGTTATCCGATGGCGGACGGCTGGTCCGCCGGCTGGTCGCCGGCCGGAGCCGTGGCCGTGGTCACGGTGACCTGTGCGGTGGTGTCGTCACTGAACGTGACGGTGCCGCCGGTCACCTTGCCCGCAGCATCCGTGGTCAGGGCGAGCTTGGTCACGGACTTGCCCGCAGGGCCGGGAGCCCCGGTCGCGCCCTTCGCGCCGGGGGTACCCGGATCGCCCTTGTCGCCCTTCGGCCCGGAGACGGCGACCCCATCGGCGAGCATGCCCGCCGTGATGCCCTTCGCCTTCACGCTCGCGGTGATCACACCCGAATCCGTGTCTCGCACGAGGTCGATGCCCGCGCCGGGGACGAGCGCCCCCTGCGGGATCGTCGTCGGCGCATCAGAGCCGGCCTTGAACGGGGTGCCGTCCGGGTTGTAGAGGGCAACGGGAGCGTCCAGGGGGCCGGCCTTGTGTTTGGCGGTGCGTTTCTGGACGATGAGGTTCTGCACGGGGAAGCCCATCACGCCCCCTCTCCGGCCGGGGTCTTGAGGACCGCGAATCCCTTGGGATCGAGGACGGCGTACGCGAACACGGCCTCAGTGCGGTAGGCGACCATGTTCACGTTCTGCAGGTCGGTGCCCGCATGGTCCGGGTCGCCGTAGGGGATGACCGTGGCGAACATGTCGCGCACCATGCCCCATTTGATCAGGCTGAAGTCGCCCATGAGGGCGAGCACGCCGGTCGGCGTCTTGGCCTTGGTGCCGTTGACCGTGCCGGACGTGGCGGCGGTGATGCCATCCAGGCTGCCGGCCTGAAGGTTGAGCGGAATCTCCGGATAGAAGCGCATGCCGGTGGACGGGACGCGCACCTTGCGCAGGCGGGACGCCCACGTGCGCGACAGGGCGACGCCGTTGACGTCATACGTCTGGTTGAGCGCGTCGGCCAGAGCGTCCACGTTCGCGATCTCGTCGTCGCCGGCGGGCACCTGCACGGCCCCTGCGGTCAGTGCGTCGTAGCCGGTGAGGGGTTCGCCGTCCTTGGGGTTGACGGCGTGGTATATCACGTAGTCGAGGGCGCGGCCGATGGCGGCGGCCTGGTCGAGCTGGATCGCCTCGATGATCTGCGTGCGGTTGTCCTCGTCGGCCCACTGGAGCTCGTTGGTGACGCGCGTGGTGGTCTGCACCTTGAAGCGTTTCGCGCTCACGGTGGTGGTGTCCTGCTCGTACGAGCCCTTGGACTGGCCTTCGGCCACGACCTCGGCCTCGCTCTTGCCGTTGAACATGAGGAAGTCCTTGTCGGTGAAGATCATCGGGCTGGACGGGCTGAGCGCGGCGATGGTGCTCGTGTCCTTGGCCTTGTTGACCACCGCGGTGGCGAGCTCCCTGGGCAGGGGCAGTTTCTCCAATGTCATTGCCATGATGGTTCGTTTCCTTTCGGGAATGGAATTGGGATGTGGTTGCTTGGTAGGAGGTCAGTCGGAGAAGATGCGGTTGACGAAGTCGCGGGTCTCCTGTCCCTTGGCGGGATGATCCGGCTTGCCGCCCTGGTTGGGCATGCCTTTGGGCTTGGGATGCGCCCACTGGTCGAGCTTCTTCGCGTACTCGCCCATGGCCTCGAGGCTGTCGCCGTGCAGCAGGTCCGCGGGCACGCACGTGTCCTTCGACACCTGCGCCGCCCACTCGGCATGCTGCCTCTCCGCCTTCATGGCCGCGTTCTCGGATTCGAGCTCCTTGAGACGCTTCGCGGTCTTCTCCGCTTCGCTTAGGCTTGATTCCTTGAGCTTCTCCAGTTCCGCGGCGGCAGCGCTGTTGTCCTTCGCGCGCTGCTCCCACTTGCGAGAATGCGAGACCGCCTCCCGGTACTTCGCCTCCCAGTCCGTCGTCTGCGCTTCGCCGTGCGGCTCCGTCGCCTCTTGAGACGGGGTGGTGTTGTTGGCTTCCTCGGCCATATGGTTCCTCCTAAATGGGTTGATACGGGCCCGTTTCGGGCATAAAAAAACCACCCGTGCGGGTGGTCAAGAAAAAAAGAGGTTTAAGGGTCAGAGTCCGAGTGCGTCGGAGGCGGCTTAGATGGCGACCGCCTTGACGATCTCGAACGATGCGCTGCCGATCGTGGTCATGATCGTCTTCTTGGTCTTCGACCAGATCGACTCCGAGCGCACCGCGTCAAGGAAATCGTTGCCGGCCCACGTGAGCGGGCCGACCGTGGCATGGACGACCGAACCGCCTGCCTCGCGCAGCAGCGACGCCTCGACCAGTCCGGCCTCCTGCATGATACGCACATGATAGGCGACCAGTTCGAATGGGTGCGCGTCATCCGTGAACGCATGCGCATCCACCGGACCGGAAGCATCCGCGCACGTCTTCAGGATCGAACGCACCAAATCAAGATCACGACGCATGGGAGTCCTTTTCCTAAAGCTGGCCGAGATCCTTCTTACGCGCATATTCGGCACGAAGTTCATCGGAGGAAACATAATCTCCGACTGACCAGCGTTTCTTTCCCTCGCGAGAAATCCACTCCTGTTCCTCAGCCGATGGGGGTATGAATCCCGTTCTGGCGTGAATCTGCGCGATGAGCTCGGGATCGGTCACGATGGTGACCTGATCCGGTGTCGTCACGAAGCGTTCGTTCATGGTTTAATCATACCAATCTCGCATAAATTATAGGTTCGCCATTTTTCTGCCGTCCAAAGCCTTCGAATTGCAGATAGCCCCCTCGTGGAAGGAGTATCTCATCCTGCCCCTTCTTCTTGGTGATCGGTTCGAGATACACGGCGTTGACCCCCGGAGGAAGCAGAATTCGTGTGGAGACTCTGGCTCCGTCCATCTCGACTTTGACGCCTCCCTCGAGGAGGGAAGTCGCCATGTACCCATGGTGTTGGACAATCTTGCCGAGTGGAATCGTCGCCAGTTCGTTCAGGCTATCTATGCCGAAGACATCCAGTCGCATATAGCGGTCTACGGTGAATTGCCGGTGCGTATAGTGGTCGGTCAAGATCTCGTCGATAACTTCGATGCGTTTGCCAATCACATCGGTCGTCTTGATATTACCGAATAACGCATTATTGGTTTCTTTGAATGTGCCATCGGTCCAACCACGCAATACTCTCTGTTTCTGTTCGGGGGTGTATCTATCCCATGGCATGCGCACGGTGAAGTCGGACAGCCTAGCGAGTTCGGACTCTGTCGGCCTGATTGCATTATGGCTCCATCGGATGTCCGGTGTCGGGGTGACGCCGTCACTGAGTTTGTCGGCGTAGAGGCGGCGCATGGCGGCGAGCTCGGCGTTGCGTGGCGCGTTCTCCCCGGCAGCCGCTTTGCCTGCCTGATACATGCTCTTGCATTCCTGCTGGCTGGGGGTGAGCACGTCGTCCTTCCATCCGGGGATGGCGGTGCAGTGGCATTTCCCGTCGTGGAAACTGGCGCCGAATTTGGCTTTTTCCTTGCTGTGGTAGACGAAGCCGCGGCCGGCGAGCATGACGCAGAACGCGCATGGCTTCGCGCCTCCGGTGACGCGCGCCCAGCGGGGGCCGGTGGGGTCGTCGGCGATGTCGCGTTCCATGGTGTAGCGTGCGGAGGCGCGCACCATGTCGGCGGCCCATTGCATCGCGTCGTCCATGTTCCTCAAGCTGGGCCACAGGTCGTCCACGGTCAGGCCTGCGCGGGATTGGCCGTTCTTCAGCTGCGTGTAGTTCAGACCGTTCCAGTCGCCGCCGTTGAAGCCGCCAACCATGCGGTAGAGCGTAAAATCGGGGTCGTAGACGCCGCTGGTGGCATAGTCCTCCAACGTGTAGCCGTAAGCGTTCTCGTAGGCCTTGCGGACGGCGTTGTAGTAGTCGTCCGCCTGCTGGCTGGCGTCGCGCGCGTAGTCGCGCATGATCCCGGTCAGGTCGGCGTCCGCACGGCCGTAAGCGTATTCGATGGCGTCCGCCGCCTCATCGGCCAGCATCTCCAGACTCGACTGGTACGCCTTGGTCAGCCGATCCAGAACCGTTTCCAGTTCCTTGCGGCTGCTGTCCGACAGTGGAGGCAGGTTCGGATTGGACATCGGAACCTCCCTGCCTGCTTATGGCTGCCTGTTGGCGTATCTGATCAATGTGCTCTTGGGCCCTCATGCGCTGCTGGTAGGCACGGAAGCTCCTGAGTTCGTCGGCATTCAGGCCGAGCTTGCTCAGGCCTACGTCGGAGTCGGCCCACGTAGGGTTGGCTCCGGCGACCTTCGTGTAGTAGTCGGCGCGTGCCGCCTCGGACACGACGCGGGTCGGCGCCCACAATGGTCGTATTCCAGCCAGGTCGGGTGGATTGGCCGTGTTGTCGCGCAGTTGGACGGCCATGCTCATCGCGTTCATCAGTTGGATGCCGAACGCGCGGTTCTGCCGGTCCGCGATGCGGGTCAGCTGGTCCTCGGCCGCAGCCAGGGCCTCCGCGCTGGTGGGGTTGGTCAGGCGGATGCCGAGCTGTTCGGCGGGGATGCCGGTCTCCGCACTGGCGAGCATGGCGATGGTCTCCAACATGTCGCCGTGTGGCTGCATGGATGCCTGCGTGACCTGCTGGAGCGTGGGGATGTCCCCATTCTCGTCACGGGACACCGCGTTGATGCTGGACACGAGGCTGGACCAGGTGTCTTTGCTGAACGCGTCACGGTTGAGTCCGAGGAACCAGATCTTCGGCACCGAGTAGAACTCGGCGGACGCCTCCATGCGCACCATGGTGCGCATGGCCATGTCGGTCAGGTTCATGAGCGTGCGGTTGATGCGGCTGTGGCCGAACGGCCGGTCGCCCCGGTCGTAGACGATGGGCACCACGCTGACGCGGTCGAGCCGGTTGTCCTGGCGTTCCGCCTTCCAGCCGCCCGTGTCGCGCCGGCATGCGTAGTTGCGGCCGGGCAGCCACGCGTTGAACATGGTCATGTTCCCGTACTGGTCGTTGTCGGTGATGGTCAGGGCGGCGGCGATCCGGTGGCGCGTGTTGTCCCAGATCGCGGCGGACCAGTCCGCCGAACGCGGGATGACGAGGATGCGCTCCCCAGATGGGTCGTCGGGATCGTAGTCGATGGTCAGGAACGAGCAGGAATGCTTGTAGCAGCTGATGATGGCCTCGCCCATCGTGTCGGTCAAGGCGTTGTCCATGACGATGCGCCCGATGCCGTTCGGGTCGCCGTCGGGCGTCTCGAATCCCTCGAACACGCTTTTGTCGGCCAGGGCACGCACGCTTTTCTGCGGCCATCCGACCACGACGCCGGCCTTGGCGGCCACGATGTTCGGGATGCTGATGCCGAGGTTGTTGAACCGTTGCCTGCCGTCGTAGAACGCGCTGCGCAGAAGGTTGCGCGCGTAGTGGTCGCGCCAGACCTTCAACAGGCGGCGGATGGTGCGCATGTCGTCGTCCGGCACGCCCCTGATGCGACTGATCAGCGAGCCGGCGGTGTTGAGGTATGGGGTTCCGGAGGCTATGGAAAGGTCGGTCATGTCAGACCATCACCTCCTGTCTTCGGTTGGGGTTGCGTTTCGTGATGTAGGTGCCGTACAAGGCGAGTGTGACGGCAACCAGTGGGCTGATGTCGATGTCGCTGCCGGTCTTGTTCCAGCCGAACGCGCCCGACTGGCCGATGCTGCGGGTGGTGGCGTTCGCGACGGCCTGCGCCAACGCGGGCTGTTCGCTGTCGGGCAGGTGGGTGAGCTTGCGGTCGCGCAGCATATCGAGCAGGCGCCCGCAGGCGCGTCCCATGTCGCCCGCGTTCGTGACGATCACGCGCACATGCCGGGCCTTCAGATCGGGCAGGAGCGCCATGGCGGGCGACTGGCCGTCGATCACCACCGAGGCGGCGCGCGGCCAGTGCTCGCTGATGTAGTCCACCGCCCACGCGGTGCCCTTGGATTTCGTGGATTCGAACTCGCGCAGCTCGACGTGCGCCGAACCGTCCGCATGTCTGACCGCGCCGCCGATCGCCAATGTGCTCCGGTCGGGGCTCATGTCGATCGCGTAGCCGACCAGATCTGTTTGGGTGGGGGAGAACGGGCCGTCGATGGCGGCGTGTTTCCATTGCTCAGGGTCGATGGCGGTGTGCGTCGTGGTCTCGTCCCAGATGCCGAGCGCCTCGCGGCGGAACGAGTCCTCCGACAGCAGGTTGCGCATGCGCTGGATCGCGGTCTCGCTGGTGCGTTTCGGGAAACTCGGATTGGCTTTCGCCCACTGCTCGCGGTCATCGGGGTCGGCGTCCCGGTCCGCCGACAGTTCCACGTACACCATGCCGTCGGTGCCGCCCAGCGCGTTGCGGCGTTTCTCCTCGAACGCCTCGGACTGGTCGCCGGGCTTGGGCGGGTTGCCCAGGAACACGACCAGCGGGTTCGGGCTGACGTTGACGATGGGGATCATGTTGTCCAGGGCGCGCACGGTGAGGATCTGCGCCTCGTCGAACACCTCCACGTCCACGCTGTGCAGGCCTCGGCCGAACCCGTTCTCACGCGCGCCGAACATGATGCGGCTGCCGTTGCGGAACGCGATCTCCTGCTGGCCGTTGGCGCGGCGTATGCGTTCCACGTAGCCGCCGAGCACCCGGTTCCTGGCGATGTCGCACAGGTCGGCGAACGTCTCATCACTCGTGCGTGTGTGGTGCGCGGTCCAGATGACCTTCAGCCCCTTGCGCAGGATCGCGAGGAGGAACATCGCCGTGCCGATCGTGAACGTCTTGCCGATCTGCCGGCAACTGGAGACGACGGTGCCGCCCTCCCCGCACGCGTACTTTCCATCCTCGCGTTTCGCGAGCATCAGATACAGCAGCCCCTGCTGCCACAGGTCATACGAGATGCCGGCCTTGACGGCGACCTTGTTGAGCACGGTGAAATCCGAGCCGATAATGCCGGACGGCCGGACGAGGTGCACGGCGATCTCAGACAACCGACGCTCCGGCATCCTCGCCCACCTCCTGTTCGTCGAGCAGTCCGGCCAGCGGATCACCACCGGACAGACTGTGCAGCTTCTCACACACGGCCAAATATTTGGCGACGATGTTGGGCATCGCGTTCGCCGGCGTGTCCGGATCATCCACATACGCCTTCAACCGGTCTCGCACGTGCCGCAGCTCGTCCTCCATGCTGCCGTCCATCATCCGCTCAAACTCACGGCCGGTCAGAGGCGCGGGCTTCGCGTCGCGTTCCGGTTCTGGCTTCGACGAGGGACGTGATGGGTCGGTCTTGTTCTGACGGGCTCGCTGCGCGGCCTTCCGGCACGCGGCCCCGCAGTACTTGGCGGTGGACCGCATGTTCGAAGGCAGCGGATCGCCGCAGTTCGCGCAGACACGCATCTGTGACACCTCCAATCTGCCGTGACATGTCACGGATGCAAACACCGGGGAGAGAACGGCCCTGCACCCGAGGTGGCTCAAAAGGCCGGGTGGGGGTGGCTCCCCCCTGGGGTTACCAGTCGCCGCTGGTCGTCAATGGGAGCGACGTGGTTGATGGCGTTGGTTTGTGTTCGAGTTGGGCTCGCGCGTATGCGTCGCTTTTGTTGCTTTTCAGGCGGTTGCAGTGGCGGTGGACGAGCCGGCAGTTCGTGAAGCTCAATGGGTCGCCGCCTCGTGAGACCGGGATGATCTCGTCGACTTCCGGGCTCATTGGGTGCGGTGTTCGGAGGGTCTTGTCGACCGGTTTGCCGCAGATGGCGCATGTGTCGTAGGCGGCGAGCACGCGCCTGCGCAGCTGGTCGCGTCGCCATCCGTTGGCGCGGCGTGGGTTTCTTCTGCTCACTGTTCCGTCTCCTTGTGGATGTGTTCGGTGATGCGGTCGAGCAGCCGGTCGAATGCGTTGGGGTCGAACATGCTGGGTCCGTCTGGGTATGCGGCTCGCATGGGTGCGGGTATGTCGATGCTGCGCAGGATGCGTCCGGACTGGTCGGTGATGTGCAGGGTGATGGTGGGCGGCATGACTTCGCCTCCCGGAATCGTTGGAAAACATAGGCGTGTCGCAATGCACACGCATTGCATATCTATCATTATTGCGATATGATAGATATGTCAATCAAGGAAAGGAGGTGAACACGGAACTCAAGGATTGGCTGACGCTCATCACCAGCTGGGTCGGCATCGCGGTGACGATCTGGCTGGGACTGCGCAAGGACGACAAGCCCAAGCGCGGCAAGCGCCGCAAGAAGTAAACAGGGTTCCGGCTAGACCTATTAGCCGGAACCCTCCACCAATCCTACCCGAGGACCATGGAACGCCATGAACAAGAACAGGACACTGGCAGTCGCGAGCATGCTGTTCGCTGTCATATCCGCCATGCTCGCGCTGACCGACGCACCCTATGGGGCGGCAGGGTTCGCCATCGCGGCCGGTCTGGCCGGACTGTTCGCCGGATGGAGGCGAAGCGATGACGACTGAATACCTCGGCGTCAAGCAGGTCGCAGAACACCTCGGCATCACGCAGGGCGCACTGCTCAGCCTGCGCCTGCCGGCGCCGGACGCAACCATCGGCCGCACGCGCGGCTGGCTCCCCGAGACCATCGACGAATGGAACGCCAACCGGCCCGGCCGCGGCGTCGGCGGAGGACGCCCACGCAAGCACAGGAACGACGACGACTGAAACGGATACGGCGCTCGCGAAACATATCGCGGGCGCCGTTCTCTTGTTTGGTGGCTTGGGCGGTATTCGAAGCCGCGGACCAGTGGCGGTGTTTGCTGGTCACGACGCTTCACAGCGTCGTCCTTTAGTCCTCTCGGGCACGCAAGCCTTGGCGGGCGGACATGATTCGCATCCGGTTTGGACCCGGTTGCGCCCGATCGGGGAGCCGCCCATATGCGAAACGGCCGCATCACACTCGTGTGGTTACGGCCGTTTACCGGTCATCGCCGTTGCATGGTAATGACCAATCTAGTAACAGTATGCGTGACAGTCGCGGGTTTGTCAAGCCCGGCCGGTCAGGCGGGTTGGACGGTGAGGCGTCCGCCGAGCGCGTGGACGACCTTGAGGATGGTCGCGAAGCTGGGGTTGCCGTCACGGCTGAGGCTCTTGTACAGGCTTTCGCGGCCGACGCCTGCCTCTTTGGCGATCTGGCCCATGCCGCGGGCCTTGGCGACGTCTCCGATGGCGGCCTGCATGAGTTTGGGGTCGCCGGTCTCGGCGACGGCGTCGAGGTAGTCGATGGCGTCCTGTTCGCTGGTGAGGTATTCACTGGCGTCCCAGTCCCTGATGTTCACCATTGGTGGTCCTCCTTGAGTGTTCTGAACAGTTGGTGCGCGTGGTCGATGTCGGCTTGTTGGCCGCGTTTGGTGCCTCCTGCGAGCAGGAGCATGAGCACGTCCGCCTTCTGCGCGAAGTAGACGCGGTATCCGGGGCCGAAGTGGTAGCGGAGCTCGGAGACCCCTTCGCCTACGGTGTTGATGTCGCCGACGGGTCTGCCGGCGAGCGCGCATTGTCTGATGCGTGCGACGATCCGGTTGCGGTCCTTGCTGTTTTTGAGGGTTTTGAGCCAGTCGTCGAATTCGTCGGTGGTTTTGATCTCCATGACGCCTATTGTATCTTATGGAAGACAAGAGGGCAAGTCGGCGAGCATCGGCCCCGGACCTGCTTCCATCAGGTCCTATCGCGTTCTATCGCTTTTCGTCGTTTTGGCGACGGTTTCATGCCGTTGCGTCGTGCCCGGTCGTATCCGGCGAGTCTGGTGTGCGCCTGCCATACGTCCCAGATGAGGAACACGGGCGCCGTGCCGTCCGTCCCGACGGGTTGGATGATGCTGCGTTTCGCCCATTGGCGTATCGTCGCCGCCTTGATGACGATGCCCCACGGCTCCAGCAGCCTGGACAGTTGGGCTGGCGTGCCCTTGACGCCGCTGAGCCGGAGTCGGAGCATGTCCAATTGGTGGATGTCCTTGATGCGGTGGGTGGTGTGGCATTTGGGGCATTCCACGTATCCGCCGGCCAGCTCCTGACTGTCTGCCCTCAATTCGTGCGAGCAGGCGGGGCACCAGCCGATCATCTTCGTGTCCTCGGGCGGCTCCAGCAGGTAGGAGGCGCGTTCCGCCAGCCCGCGCGCCTCGACGGCGAATCCGTCTGTCGTGGGTTCGGGAAGACGGTCCAGACGGTTCAGGTTGATGATGACGCCCTGCAGGACGCCTGGCGTACCCATGCCGTGGTGCGTGTGCAATCCCATGAGACGGGCGAGCGTGCCGGCGAACAGAGTGATGTCATGGGCGAGCTGGAACGCGCCCATGTTCAGCGGGCTCGCCTCGATGCTGCGCGTGCAGTGTCCGCCGCCCGCAGGCATGCCGATCGTGGCCTGCCGGTTGGCGAGCAGGTCCAGCACCGGCCATGAGACCTTCAACGCGTGCAGGTCGTGTTTGAGCCCCTTGAACCGTTCGACGTCCAATATCGTTCCCTTCCTCGCTCGGGGTATGATGGTCTGAGGAGATTTCCTGCTCTTCTCTCAAGCCTCTTGCCTCCGGGCGGGAGGTTTTTCTCTTACCCGTGCTTTTTATTTGCCTCCATGGCTCCGCCGACGACATGGAAGCGTCGGAATCGGCCTGTTTCCAACGCTTCCGCTCATTTGCCCGCCATTTGCGTCAATCCGGGAACGCGGGTGGTTGGATGAACTCGGGCCCGTACCGTCTCGACGGAGGCGTCGATGGTCCGGGCGGGCTGATGATGGCCAGCACCTCCTCCACCGGCAAACCGAGCGTCCTGGCGATGTACCCGGTGTCATAGCCTCGTTCGTGCCATTTGACCGCGAGCTCGCGCTTCACCTTACTGGCGGCCAACTCTGATCTCCTTGAGGACGTTGACGGACCGGAAAAACTGGTGGAGCACGTTGAGTCCGTACCGGCGTGGGATGATGACCTCTGTCATGTGATCCCAGTCGAACAGGCTGCTGCCGCCGTGCGGCGACACCGTCTCGTAGCAGAGCCAGCCATCCAATGTCTGTCCCTCCTGCGTGCGGGCGATGAACCGGTGCCGATGCAGCATGTCGATCGGCGTATGCTCCCAGTCGATGCTCTCGCTCACGTTCATTCCGTGTCTCCCGTCATCGGGTCGATCAGGTCGCAGGAGAGCGCGTCCACGTGGTCGCCGGTCTTGTAGGCGAGGCACAGGCGCTTCACATCACCCTGCGTATCCACGTAATGGGTGACGGTCTGCTCGGGCGCGGGCCCGCCCATGGATATGACTGCCGCGAAGGTCAGGCCGATGATCGCGGTGACGGCGAACGCGCAGAAAACGAAGTACAGGAGGCCGACGAAGTTCTCTAGCGTCCAGTCCTGGAATGGTCTGTGAAGTTTCATAAAGTGGTTACGCTTTCTCGTTTGCTTTCTGTGGACTCCCAACGGTTTACGGGTGTTTTCTCCCAGGTTCTCCCCTCTGGGCCTCCCTTTTTCTCCCCGGCCGTCCGGCCGGGTGTGCTACTGCGTCGTGATAGTGGGTTCCAGTCGAATTCACGGTGGAGGAACCGCATGAATCCTGCGGTGACGCAGGCGAGCAGGATGATGAACACGCCGGTCGCGAGCAGAGTGAGCATGTAGCCGACCACGAACACGCCCAGGCCGTTCATCGTCTCCTCCTCGGTTTCCGGTCGTGCAGCAGGTTCGCGAGCTCGAACACGAGGAGGATCAGCATCGCCTCGAGCCAGTCGCGGATGAACGCGAACGGATTCCTGCGCCTCATTCCAGTCCCTTCCGGTTCCTGCGTTCCATGCGACGGCGTCGCGTGTAATACTCGGGGTCGCGTGCACGGATCCGCAGGTACTTAATGTGGTTGGCGATGGCCTTGCGCTCCTCCCGGCTGATCGGGGCGTGCCCCTCGCGTGCAAGCCTGATGAACTCGGCCACGTCCCCATTCATTCAGATCACCTCCGGTACGCGGTGGCCGAGCGTCATGCCCAGCCACCGCCACAACTGCTCCATGTCGTCCCACGATATCGATACGACGGCGGTGGCCTTGTCCGTTTGCACCCAGACGCCGTAATCCCGGCCACGGGCGTTGACTCGCATGCAACCGAGATAATCGGTGCCGTCGGGGATGCCGAGTTCGATCTCGCTTTTGATGCTCATTCGGTTTCCTCTTCCTTTGCTTGTTTTTCCCGGTCTTCGCGGGCCAGTCGGAGCATGATCTCCACGACCTCCTCATGCGTCCGCTGCTGCTGCTTGTGGTAGGCGGACGTGAGCCGGGCCTCGCCCCTTTTCGCGCCGACCCGCCTTGGTGTCGTGCTCCGGCTGGTGATGTGTGTGGCGTGCGTGCTGTTCGGACGGGTAATGCCGTCGCCTCCCCGCTGTTGATCCGTTGTTCGATCCGGATGGCCAGGTCGAACGCCTGCCTCCAGCCATCCAGCCAGCCGGCCACGTATGCCTCCGCCGGTGACTCGCTGCCGAGGCCCGCGTCGGCGAGCGCCTGCAACGCCTGGCCGATCAGCGGATCATCGTCGGTGTGGGCTGTGGGAGTGTCCATGGGATGTCTCCTTCCGTGAATCGTGTGAACAGCGGTGGGTCGTATCGTTGGAGCGTCCGGCAGAACGGGAGGCTGCGGCAGAAGAGCGCGTAGAGGCGTGCCCATGCCTCCGGTTCGCTCATGGCGTGGCCTCCTGTTTCGCCTGTTCGCGGCGTTTCATGCCGCGACGCCAGATCCGGTACCATTCGTCCGGGTAGCGGGCGCGGGCCAACGCCTGCGCCTTCTCGGGCAGTTCGAGCGCGGCGTCCTGCGCTTCGGGGTCGTCGACGTGCGTGCACAGCCAGTCCACGTCCCGCAGTCGTGCGGCCTTCTCCGCCTGCGGGTCGGGTTGGCCGGGCCGTCGCTTCTCGGGCAGCGGGTCGTCGAGCCAATGCTCGCCGTCGAGCCAGTTCGCGGGGGTGAGCGTGTAACCGGGATCCCGGTTCGGGTCGGCCTGGTAGAGGCTGGCATGGGCGATGAGCAGCGCGTTGTTGGTTTTCCTCCGGGCGCGCTTCCACGCTTCGAACGCCTTGCGTTTGCCCTCTTTGCGCGGATACGTGACCCAGAACTGCTCGAAGGCGAGCGGGTACTCCCCGTCGAGGCTCTCGCCGGGCCCCCGTGAGGGGGTTTGGGGGAGAGAGAATTCTTCGTTAGAAGAATTCTTATCTGTATCTGTATCTGTATCTGTATCTGTATCTGTATCTGGCTTCGTTTTGCTTGCCGGTTGCTTCGCGGGTTCTTCGTTTTGCTTCGGGTCTGCTTCGCTGGTGCTTCGCGTCTGCTTCGTTTTGCTTGCCGGTTGCTTCGCGGCGCGCGATTCGCCGGAGGCCTTGCCGCCTTGGCGACCGGCCTCGGCCTTCCTTTCCTTGGCAGCCTCCACGTCTGCGCGGGAACGCCCCTGAGCCTCAACGAAATCATGCAGCCATAAGGTTCCGTCCTCGTGCTCATCCAACAGGTGCGCGTCGATGAGGGCGTCGATGTCCTCATCAGCGGCTCCGAGCAGGCACTTCAGGTGGAAGCGTGACAGCTCGCCGTCGTTCAGCTCTCCCGCGCAGTACGAGATCGCGAAAGTCCATACGGCGAACGCGGATGGATGCTCCATCGCGAGTGTCCGGACCTTCTCGTTCTGCCATAGGCGCGTGCTGATCTTCGCAAACGTCTCCATATTGTTTCTGGACATCACAGCACCTTTTTTCTGAAGTCGATTTCCCGCGCACCTTTCCAGGAGTTGCAGGAGCGGCACAATGTCTGAAAATTCTTGATGGAATCCGCACCGCCGTCGGACCACGGATGCACATGGTCCAACGACAGATTCTTGGCGCTACCGCATCGAAGGCATTTCCACCCGTCCCGCGAGTACACGGCCAAGCGGATTGAATCAGGGATGTAGGCTCTGGTGTCGGATCCGAGGTAGTCGCGTATCACGTAGCAGCCTCGTCGTCGCACTTGAGCAGCATGCCGGAGGCCAGGAGGTCGGCCACATCCTGGTCCGTGGCGCCGAGCACGAACAGGAGCGTGTCCTCGTCGATGCGTCCGTCCGACGTGTGGTCGGAGCACCAGCTGATGGCGAGGACGTGCAGGAGCGCGGCGGCCGGATTGCGGCGGCGCAGTTTGAGCACGTCCTTGTCCTGCCAGTACTGGTTGCTGAGTTTCGCGTATCCGGCCATCAGCGTCTCCTTCCCAGGAATGCGATCACTACGGTGGCGGCGATCAGGAGGACCGCCGCCGTGGCTCCGTTCATGCGTCCGGCCCCAGGGGGAGCCCGTCGTTGAGGATCAGCGCGAACCGTTCCAACGGGAGCCAGACGAGATGCGGGTTGCGTGGCACGCGCCTGGCCTCCCCGCGCAGCTGTTCCGTGAGCTCGGCGAGGTCGGCGACATGCAGGCCCGTCAGACCGGTGAGGAACCGTTCGAAGGTGTCCTCGTCCATGACGGCCATCTGGGCGCCCATGCCCTTCAGGCTTTTCACACCGACGCCCTTCCGGTGTTTGACGAGCACCCCGTACGGGGTGTCCATGTTCGCCATCTCCACCAATGTCTGCCTCCAGTGCTCCCGGTATTGGGGCTCCTTCGTGTCCTTGCATTCCACGCATACGGGTTCGCCACGGAACCTGACGCCGCGGATGTCGCCCTCGTCGAGTCGGCCCTTCAACGGCATGCGGTCGATGCGCGTGTCCTGCAACGCCCACGCGAGGTAACGCACCGTCCAGGTCTCCATGCTGGTGCCCTTACTTTTGCTCGGATTGCCCATGTGTCTACTCCTCCTCGGCTTCCTCCGCGCACTGCGGGCATGGTATGGGACGTGTCGGGAACAGGCTGCACCCGTGTATCGGGCAATGGGGTTCCACATCCTCGGGCTCCTCGTCGCGGTACAGGTGCAGCATCAGAACTCCGGCTCCGTGTCCGATTGCGGCGCCGCCCACGGGTCGGAGGCCGGCGGCTGTGGTTGGGCTCCCGTGAACCCGCCCGTCTGCGGCTGCTCGTCCTTCCTGTGGAGGAAGCCGATCGCGTCCGCGTACACGCGCAATTCACTGCCCTGGCCCCCGTCCTTCTTCTGGTAGAAGCGTTGGGACAGGCGGCCGGTGACGAGCAGCTTCACGCCCTTATGCACGTAGGGGAGCTGTCTTGCGGCCGTGGGCGAGCATTCCACGGTGATCCACATGGTGCCCTGGTCATGCCATTGGTTCTGCTGGTCGTAGTAGCCCTGGGAGACGCCAACGCTGAACGTGGTCAGGCTACGCCCGTTGTCGAACTCCCTGGTCTCCGGATCCCGGCCCACGTTGCCGGTGAAGCTCACGTTCACGCCCATGGCTCACTCGCCCTCCCTGACGCTGGCCTTCAACTGGGCGAGCACCACATCGAGATCGGCTTCCGGCAGTCCGCCGGTCTCCTTCACCTCGCGTCCGAGGACCTTCGAGATCGTCCCGCACGCCTCCGCGTCCGACGTGACGCCCAACTGCTGGAAACGGCGGATCACGTCGCGACGCTTCACCTCGACAGGATCCGGCTCCTCGGCGGGCTGTTCCGTCCCGCCGTCCGCGAGCACGCCGTCAATGTCCGAAGGCTCTTCGGGGGCGTCGGCGTCCGAGTCGGGCAAGCCTTCCGGTGAGGATGGGAGAATACCTGAGTAGTCCGGAGTGTATGCATCTACGTGTTGCTGTACTTCCTCCTTCACATCGGCACTGTTCGGGAGCATCTTGAACGCCCTGCGGATTACGGATTTGATGGCCATGGCCTCGTAGTCCGTCACCCATGGGCCGTTGTTCTTTGACTTGCTGCGGGAGCGGACGGCGTCCACCTCATCTCTGGTCATCACATCAAGCTGATGGCCTCCGTCCTTGAACAGCGCGATGAAGTACACATGAGTGAGTTTCGCGTTCCTGGGTCGTTTCTCGGCGGGAATATGCACCAGATCCTCATGCAGGCCAAACTGGTAATGGAATTCGTCGCCATCATAAACGGCCTTTGCCTGCATGCTCTTGATTTCCCCGCTATTTCGCGCCAATTGGAGCATGCCTCGGTAGCCGATGAGGAATGTGGCCTCCATCTCATTGTTCTTGTTGTTGAAGAACGGGATGATATACGCTTTGCCGAGTCCGTCTGCGTTTGACAGTTCAAGGCCGAGCTGGGCGCATTTCATGAAACATGAGAGCACGCTGTTGAGAGTGCATTCCCGTAGTTTGGGTTCACGGCTCAGCGTGCTTTGGTACATCTGGAATATGCGATCGGGGGTCATATGCTTCGGCATGGATGCCACGATGCGGGGCCAATCCTTCTCCAAGGCCGTCATGAACTGCTGCTTCCGTTCCTGGTCGTTTGGCATTGCTTGCAACTGGCGATTTTGGATGGATCGTGCGAGTTGTCCCATTACTGTGCCTCCTTGGCGTACGCGAATCGATGGTTTTTGACTGCCCGGATGGTTGCCGTACAAACGCCGAATCTTTTGCTCAGTTCGATTTCCGTCTCGCTTGACGAGCGAATGAGGGCGACTTCTTCAGGACCGAGCTTCACGGGCTTTTTCTTAAGGCCTGTTCTGTACGCATGCCGGTTGTTCCCGCTATAGGTCGTCCATTCAAGATTGGTTACGTGATTGTCGGTCTTATCGCCGTTCTTGTGGTTTATCACCGGCAGATGCCAGGGATTCTCGATAAACGCTTCGGCGATAAGCCGGTGCAGGTATCTCATAGATTGCCTGCCTTCCTGCCAAAGACTGACAACGAGGTATCCGTTCCGGCCTAGGGCTGGGCGCAGATATTTCTCCGGCACCGTCTTCACAAAACCGTTTTTGCAAGTTACCTTGTGACGGATGCTGCGGACTTTGCCACTGTCGGATATTTCGTAATAATCGAAACCCGCTATTGCCTTCCAACGCATCATTTCTCCTTCAACTGCTTGAATCTGAACGTCCTGCCCGAGCTGGGCTTGACCTCCCGCGTGTAGCCCTTCCGGTGGAACGGCTTGTACGTGGCCTCGAACCCCTGGCATCGGACTCCCTCGCTGTCGCCGATGCGCACGATCAGCGCGTCCTGCAGCAGCTTCACGTCGTCCGCCGCCTCCATGGCACGCTGCCTGGCCTGCTCGTATTCGGCCATCAGGGAGGCGAGTTCGGGATCGTCGTCGGCGGCCAGGATGCCCTCCGTGGGCTCCGGGTACGCCTTCGCCACGTCCACGCCCTTGAGCCGTGGCATCCTTCCGCCGGTCACGAACCCCCAGAACTCCTCGGCCGCCTGTATGACCGCCTGCACGTCCTGCTCGTCACGTTCGAAGCGCACCTCCACCGGCTCGCCCTCGCCGAGGTCCGCGTAGAAGAAGCCCCACGTGAACCCGGTGACCGCCATGTAATGCGTGACCTGCGCCATGTAATAGTCGGGGGCGATAAGGTTCCCGTCGGCGTCATGCCAGTCCGTGCGGCCGCGCATGGCACCGGCCGTCTTGATCTCCAACACGCCCCACGAATCGGATTCCGGATCGTAGATGAAACCGTCCAATGAGGCGTGCATCAGGGGATGCGCCCTGGACGTGAGGCTGATGTCGGTGCCGTCTATCACCTGATATTCCGGGTGCAGTCTACGGAAACGGCGGCGAAGCTCCACCTCGAGCGCGTTGCCCTTGACGACGGCCCACTTGCCGCTGATGTCCTCGGGCTCCTGCCGTCCGGTCTTCTCCAACCACAGGTCGTAGGGCGTCATCCACGGGTTGAGGCCGAGGATCGTGCTCATGTCCGAGCCGCCCACGCCCAATCGGCGGAACCGCAGCCACGCCTCATGGCGTGACCGTTTCGTGGTGCCGGAACCCTTGAACCGGTGAATATCGAACATGCCGGACGATTTCGCGGCCATGTCCACCGTCATTCGCACCATCAGTCCTTCCCTCCCATGTCCTCAAGATTCAGACGCGAGTCCTGCAAAGCCTGCATGAGCAGGCTCTCCAACGCGGTCTCGCTCGGCGTGACCCGTAATCCGGCCAACTCCGGCTGCAGCGCCTTGCTGAGTCTCTGTACGAGTTCGATGTCACTCACTGGCGTTTCACCTTCCCCTGCAGATAGTCGGCGCGGCTGTACCTGTTGGCCTCGTCCGTGCGTTCGATGTCCTCGCGACGCCAGCCCATGAAACACCCGTTGACGCCACGCACCGGCTCCGGATACGGGCTGGTCAGATGCCCGCTCGACCATTTCGCCACCGTCGAATACGAGCGGTGGCAATGCGCCGCTAGCTCTCTGATGGTCATGAGACCCTCCATCGTGGTATCCTTTCCCTTGTTGGTATCCTGTTTTTCCTTGGGGCCCCGGTTGCAGCCGGGGCCTTTTCTGTTATGCGGGATCCGCGCTGGCCGTGTCACCGGCCCGCATTTGTCGGATGGGCCTCGACGGCCATCGTTCCCCCGACCTCCCGAAGAAATCAGGGAAAAAGAAGGGCGTCGCGGGTGGCGTTGACGCGGATCCCCGTGGACCGAGCCGAATCGAACGGCATCCCGTCGTTTGCCACGCCACATGAAACGTGATCTCCGACGGTGGCTAGCCTGCCGGCCCCAGGGTGGCGGGAACGGAACCACTGACCCAGTCAGACGCTCCCGCCGGTGTTCAAGAAAACTTTTCGGTTATTTGGGATTTACGGTCTCCTTTACCGCCGTCCGCCCGTGAGGAAAACCAGCAACAGGCGGGCAAGAATCATTCGGTCAGATACGGTCCGACCTTGCGCAGCATCCATGGAAGGAGGAGCCTGCAGCCCGCCGCCACGTAAACGATCAGTGCGATGGTGTTGCCCAGGGGGTGCGCGCAGCCGTCGTGGGTGAGCAGCCACAGGAGCGAGCCGGCGAGCACTGTCAGCCACAGCAGGCCGGTCAGGTACGGGTACCGGTCGCGGAGCCTGCGCGGTCGTGTCGGCCGCTCGAAGCCGCTGAAGTGACGCCCGTAATCATGCACGTCCATCACGCCGTCCTCCTTCCAGATAGAATCCATGTCATGGATGGTTCCGTTATCGCGTCGTGGGCCGGCGCGCTCGTATCCCTCGCCGGCGTGGTCGTATCCGTATGGTGGCCATGGCGCAACCGGCCACAGGCCGATTGGACGTTGCTGAAGCACTCGACGGATCCGGACATCCCGCTGTCGGCGACCGTTCCCGGCCTGGCCGGCTGGCTTGCCTGTCGCGGGGAGAAAGAGCCTGACTTCATCTGCGGGATATACAATTCCGGGGACGGCGCCGCGTATGACGTGGAGGTCGAAGGCAACGGCTGCACGGCGTACTTCCTGCAAATAACCGATGATGGAACGAACACGAAATACCTCACCCCCAGCAAAATCGCGCAGGTGAAGTCCACTGACGAACTGCTGCTGCTCGGTTTCAGGAGCAATGATGCCGACGTCATCGCGGTCCGCCTGATCTGGACGAAGCAGCCGACCCGGTTGCGTCGGCGCGTGAGTCTGACCTATGCGATCGAGGGGAGCATTCCGGAACAGCCCCGCTATCCCGTACCCGAGAAGCGAGGCCATTATCCGACGATGCTTCGTTGGTGTTTTGAGCATTCCCGTTTGGGATTATGGTTACATGGCAAGTCCCGTCGATGGGCCTGGCGGACTCTGGACGCTCCGCGAACAGACCATCCAGACGATCGAGAAGCCCCTCGCCGGTGATTGTCAGTAGCAGCACGTTCGACGTGGACACCAGCGCTGCCGTGACGCTGATGACGGCGGGGGTCCAACTAATGAAATCGTCCATCACGCCGCCTCCCTGCGGGTAGTATCCGGTTCATGGATTGGTGGAACATGTTCTGGACCGGCCTCGGCGCCGTCGGTGGAACGTTCGGCACGGTCGCCGGCCTTGTCGCCCTCGTCCAGACGCGCAAGGCGAACAAGCTCGCGCAGCGTGCCAACGAGCTGGCCGAGACGGCCAACCGTGAAGCCGGGACGGCCAACAAGCTGGCAGAACACGCGAACGAGATAGCTTTGGACGCCAATGAGGTCGCGGAGCGGGCGCTCCGGGTTGGCGCGGACCAGACCGTATACGATTGGACGGTTCGGGTCGAGGATGATGGCCGGACCATCGTCCTTCGCAATCACTGCGCACATGCTGCTGACGATGTCGCCGTCACGGTTCGGTCGGGAGACGCAGCAATAGTCGACGCCACGTTCGACCATGTAGCCGGTTTTCGCGTACTGCGCCTCGATGCATCGCGCACGGTCGACCAGATCGTCGAACATCAGCGGAAACTCAACCCAGCTTTCCTTCACGGCCTTGCCATACGGTTCGAGATCGAGGTCCACATATCGTGGGTCAGCGAGCTCGGGATGCACCGAGACCAGGTAGTCGATGAGATCGTCAGCTGTGAGCACTAGCCGCTCCATCGAAACGCCGTAACCCATCACTCCGCCTCCTTGCCGGTGAGCGCCTGCGAGCCCATCGCATGGCTCGCAGGCTTCAACACAAACTCAGGTTGGAGAAGTTCATAAGGCTCATAGCCTGTTACTTCGCAAAAGTCATGCAGGTCAGAGAGTGTCAACGGAATACTGCCGTTGATTCGCCGATTTGCGGCGTCTCGGCTTTGCTTCGTTAGCTCGGCATATTCGATAACGCTGATATGCCGATATGCCAAGACTGCTCTAAATCGGTCTGCCACAATGGAGTTGAGCTCCGGCATGAGCGACGTTCCTTTCGTGTTCTGCAATTTGCGACGCCGGGCCCTTGGGCCCGGCCTGTAGTTTTTCAGATGACGAATGAGAGAGCCGTTGCCGCCTGTTCGCTGATGCGTCGGGCCTCACCCTGGCCTCCGCGGCCGAACCTCACGGTATCGGTGCCGTCCGCGTGATGCACGAGCGTGAACCGTTCGCCGTCGGGCCACTCCACCACGATGGTCCTCACCGCCCCCTCGATGGTGGTCGTGACCTTGGCCTCTGTCTCGATTTCCTTGGCTTCCATTTCCTGTCCTTTCCTCGGTTGGTGATTCTTATTATGAACCCAATTGGACGCATAGCAAGTCAAGATGACGCATGGCGTGTCGTCAATTGAACGCAAAACACATCATTTGTGGCGCATGAAATATCTTTTGTGCGCGCCTAAGCGCAAACGCAGTTATGATGAAAAGTATGGGAAGCAAGAAAATCGACGTCAGCGCTCTTGGCAAAATCGTCAGCACCAATATCCGAGCACAGCTGGGAATCAGACGCATGTCTAACCGCGAATTGGCGAGGCAGATGGGGCGAAGCGAGAGCTATGTGAGGGCGAGAATCAACGATGAAAAGGAGTGGAACCTCAACGACATTGGGATAATCAGCCAGATATGGGCTATCTCGCCGGACCGTTTGGTTATCCCTATGGTCGAAGAGGCAGATGACAGCACCGCGTCTCGTTTGCATGAGGAGGATGCAGATGCGCTCGCCGAGCGCATAGCAGCCAACCCCGAACAATACGCGATTGCGGCCAACCGGGATCCGAACAAGGATCTCGAACGGGAAGGGGGTGAAGGACGGTAAGCATTACCTATGACGAACTCCTGCAGGAAGCCGCCAATAATGGAATTCGGGTGGAGGAATGCCGGCTGCAGCAGGGATTGTGCGGCTTCTACTACGAGCCTAAGCGTCTCATTGTCCTCGATGAAACGTTACTGGACTTCCAGAAACGCTGCACCCTCTGCCATGAGCTCGTGCACGCCCATAATCATGACCGGGGCTGCACCCCTTATGGGTCGAAGGCCGAACGACGCGCAAGACTGTGCACTGCGTTCCGGCTCATCAACCCGCATGAGTACGCGATGGCCGAAAGAATGTACGGCGCAGACTCGTACCTTATCGCGTGCGAACTCAACGTGACCATCCAGGTCATCGAAGACTACAAGAACTGGCTGCATGACAGCGCTGTCAGCTGAAGAAAGAAGGAATCATGGGAAGGCATTCAGCTCCGACCATTGATCGGAATGTACCGTTTTTCGGGCGCAAGCAGGAGATATTGCGGCTCCGCGAGGAAGCAGAAACGACGGTATGCACAGGCCCAAGAACGCGGCGACGCGATTCAATAAAACAAGGGCCGCCGCAGCGACCCAGGAGACTCCTTCTACAACCTGTAGATGAGCTGATTCGAATCTTGCACATGACACTCCAGAAGTCAAATCTAGGTTCAGCTCCCGATTAGGACGGAAAGAAAGGTGATTGGTCGTGGCTTTCGCATTGATGGGGTCGGCACGCATGAGCTACGGGCAGATGCGCGGAGACTCTACGAGACGGTGCGGAGCCTGACCGAAATGCTAGAAGAACGCGAGTGTGCTGCCGAAGTAGTCGCCGCGAGCCTGCGGGGTGAACTCCAGGGACAGCAGGTGGTATTCCGGATCATCGGGATCCGGGCCCTCATCCACGAATCCGAATCGTGCGAACAGGTCCATACTGGGCCTGTTGCGTGGATCCACCTGGGTCAGCACGAGCGGCGTGCGATGGGAACGCCAGGCGTCGTCGCGCAGGTGCACGATCACCGAGGAGAGCAGCGTGTCACCAAGATGGGTGCCGCGCACCTTCAGGGCGGTGGCGATGTACGAGATCTGGTAGACGCCCTCATGTCCGTCGGTCGTCTCCACGGCGACTCCGTATTCGCAGAACCCGACCACGTCATCATGCAGGGGAACGTCACCGGATACGACAAGAAGCGTGCGCATGATACCCTTCGGGGTCTTGCGCACGTTGAGTTCACGTATGTACCGCTGTGGATCCATCGCCCATTCAGAGCCTCCCGGATCGCAGCAGAGGAACTGTCTGAGCGCCGTCTGATGGTCTCTGGAGCATTCCCGTTCAACGACGAGCTTCAGGCCCATCGGAGGGTTCCTTCCGGGCCTTCGCCCGACGTTCCATGTAATGACGGGCGCTGCGGGTCAGCTTCATCCATTTCGCGTCCACCATGCTGCGGGGTTTGCCGTCGGCTGGCGGCGTATATGCCGGGATGGGCTTCACGCCGGTATCGGTCATGGTCATGGCCGCCTCCTTTCAAACAGCGTAAAGCAAGAAACTTACACGAAATACCTCATTTGTGCAAATCACCTGTATCTACGATTCTTCAGGAACTGTGGACAGAAAGGATGTGACGGCATGGCGAACATCACCAAGTATCTGACCAGCAGGGGCGAGACCCGGTACATGGTCCGCTACAGGAAGCCCGACGGCGCGCAGACCAAGAAGCGCGGTTTCCGCCGCAAGCTGGATGCGGAACGCTGGTCGGCCGAGCATGTGACCGTCGCCAAGGCCGAGGGCTCGTATGTGGACCCGCAGGCCGGCAGACGAACCGTCGCCGCGCTGTGGCCGGCGTGGATCGCCGCGAAGAGGATCCGTTGCAAAGCGAGCTACATCGACTCGCTGGAACGTGAGTGGCGGCATCGGGTTGAACCGCGGTGGGGCGGCCGCGGGCTGGCGACGATCTCCCGCGCCGAGGTCCAGGAGTGGGTGGCCGGACTGGCCGCCGAGGGGTGCAGCGCAAGCGTGGTGCTGCGCGCCCACGGCATCCTTTCCGCGATCGTGCGGCAGGCCGTGCGTGACCGGCTCGTCGCCGCAAACCCCTGCGACGACGTCGAGCTGCCGAGGAAACGACGCAAGGAGCACCGGTATCTCACGTGCGGTGAGCTGATGCGTCTGGCGGACGCTTCACGTGACAAGAGGACCATCGTGCTCGTCCTGGGCCTGACCGGACTGCGTTGGGGGGAGCTGGCGGGCCTGCAGGTCGGGGACGTGGACTTCGGCCGGCGGCGGCTGTGGGTCCGCAGGAGCGCCACCGAAGTCAGGGGGCGGATCGTGGTGGATACGCCGAAGTCGGCGAAATGGCGGCAGGTCGTCTATCCGGCCATGCTGGACGGCCCGCTGCGGGACGCCTGCGCCGGCAAGTCCGCCGGGGACCTGGTGTTCACCGGCGCGGACGGCGGGTATGTGCGGCGCACGCACGGGCCGAACACCACGTCGTCGTGGTTCTACTGGGCGCGCAAGCGTGCGGGCATCGTCGGGGACATGACGGTGCACGATCTGCGGCATACGGCCGCGAGCCTCATGGTCGCGTCCGGCGCGAACGTGAAGGCGGTGCAAAGGCAGTTGGGGCATGCGACCGCGTCGATGACGTTGGACGTGTATGCGGACCTGTTCGATGACGATCTGGATGCGGTTGGCGCGGCCATGAATTCCCTGATTCTGGAAAATGTGCCCAAAATGTGCCCAAAAACAGTGGGGGAGGCCGCGTAA